GGCGGCGTGGGTGTTGGTGTTGATGCTGGTGCTGGTGCTGGTGCTGGTGCGGGGACGCCAGGTGTGGGGCTTCCTACCACTGTAAAAGACTGTCCTTTGATTTCATTGCTAATAACAGCGAAGGTTTCGTCCTTGGTAAAACAGTCTGTATTATTCCACAAATCGCTATCAAAATTGTCTACACGATTAAAGTTATTAAAATCCGACTTCTGGTAAATTGGGTCATTTTCTTGGAAACAGCTTGCGAGCAATGGAACAGTAAAATAGATATTGAGCAAGTTATCACCGTGATTGACAATCATATGGTCTCCACTTGTAAAAATACCCTTCTCTTTCACGAGAGTAATCAATTTACGAGCACCCTGTTGTGTTAGAACATAGGCATAGTTACAGAAATGGAAGTAACGGCGTGGTTGAGGTGAGAATAAAGTGTTAGGAGATACACGACCGAAGTATTCATTGACCGCTTCTGCTACTTGAGGGAATGTCTCCTTATTGGGTGGTAAAATACCGCCTAAATAAATAACATCAGCGTCTGCTGGAATATGCTTAGCGGCGGTCATCCATCGTAGAATCCATTTATCGTAGAGAACTACATCATCTTCCATAATCAAATATGACTTGGCGAGTTTATCATTGGCTAACTTCTCCCATAGTCCTAAATGTGATAAGGCGCAACCCATCACCGACTTTTTCCAGTTAAAATCGTTATTACGGAAGCAATTGACTAATTCAGGTGTTAAAGTGAGAGTGCGTCCATCAATAGCCTTCCACAAATAGACTCTGTCTTTAATATTCTTATGGGTCTCTTTGAATTTCTCTAAACGGTCCTTGCGACGTTCTAAGTTGATGACATACGCTTCATCAATACCATCGGTGAATGGGACAAACTCTTTGTAGTTGCCGCGATGTACGTAGAGTGGTACTCCCCATTGCTTTGCGGTACGCATGGAACGGTCGCAATAGAAGTCTCGTAGCGGTGTTCTAGGAGCACCTACGCGCTGAGAAATAATACTGAGAATAGATTGGTCGTGACGATGACCTAAGCAGACCTGTGAATAAGGACTCCATTTCTCACCAATAATTACTTCACGCTTATCTTCTGCGATTCCAAGTGCGGATCTATGAATGGAATCAAAGTATTTTCCTCCTACCTTATATCCTACGCAACCAGCCCATATTTGATTTGCCTTAAGTTCTTCTGGTGTAACCCTGAGTTCCTTACAAAATGTTGGATGACACCAGCGTTCGTTCGTCTGTTCCGCATCGTCTAATAAGAAAATATCCTTTTCTTGAATAGTGCTCCAGATAGCGGATATGGGAGAGGCGATGGATACACCAGAATCAAGGTATAAAATTAATGTACCAGGTGCCTCCTTGTTTGCGGCATCAACGTGTGCCCACAGCTTCCAGGCGAAATGCTGTGGTTCCCAGAAATCCCGCCATGGAGCACTCTCTTCAGGGAAACGACGAACCTCTGTAGCACCATACTGTTTGAGAATATTACATTGTTCTTCAGTTACGTCTCGCCATACATAAACGACTCGTTTGACATCTGGTTCGCAAACCGCTTTCATTGAGGCAATGACATTTACGGCCGCTTCAACATATTTTTGATTGGCGGCAGTAATAAATACTCGTGGTGCGCTGATGGTTGATGGTTTTGAACCAATCGCAGTTGTGGGCGCTATTGCTGTTGCTGGTGCTGGCTTAGGTGGAGCTGTTAAATAGTTGGCATACAGTTGATTGTAGTCCATTGTTTCATACGATTTACCGAACGCTTCCGCTTTAACCCAAGAATCCACCTTGACCTCTTTGTCCAAAATAAGTTTGAAAATACGCTTTCCTACCTCTTCCATTGTACGTTCGCACTGTAGTCGCTTAGCAGGTGTAATAGCAGGTACTGAGGCCATCTTACGCCATATTGATGGATCATCATCGGCCTTTTTGACCAAGGCGATAAGGTCTTCAGGCTTACTAATCTGGTTCGCATTTAGAAATCCTGTTGAATCAAAATCTCGGTCAACAAATGGGTCGCCCCAATAAATTGGCACAGCGCCTGCCACTTTCGCATGAAATATTTTCTCCGTTGTGTAACCAGGGCCAACTGAGTTCTCGTAGGCAATAACAAACTTAAAATCCTTGTAAAAATCCACTTTGGCTAATTCACCGCCTCCACCACCTAGGCCGGCGGGGATAGGTCCCTCAGGCCGATTACAGAAAAGTCTGCCTGCTGATTCTACTGGCTTCCAGTGGTTCAGGATTTGAAAAGCTGCATTACGATTGTTATTATTTGGATTTGTCGCTACAAATGCACAGAATTTCTTCTTATTATCAAGGACTGTGGTATCAACTGTTGTGGCAGCGGCGACAGATACTGGGCGTGGGTTCGCAATCTTCACAGGATCCGCACCAAACCAATTCACTTCTAGCATCCATAATGGTAAGCGAATGTAGTTTGAGGCGGTGTTGTATTGGAATCCCAAACTGAGTACAATATCATTATCTTTTGGAGGCTGAGTGTTCTCTCCAGTAAACCATACCTTTGAAACACCAGGATACGCCTTCTCTTGTCCTTTGCTGAGTGGTCCGTAAATTACGAGGTTTGGTGTTTTACTATCAAGAATGACTGGAATATTATTGGCTGCGCCAATCCAAGAGAGCAAATACATAAAAAAGTTATATTTTGGTACGAACTCACTCCATAATTCACAAAAGTATACTCTCAATTCTCGGTTTTGTTGGACGGGTGTGATAGATTTTGGAATTGCCTTTGGCGAAATAGCCCGTTTTAGAAGTTCACTATACGTCGTTGATAAAGCAGCAGGTGAAAAACGTTTTACTAATTTAACCCTCAAAGCACTATGAACCGTTGTATTAAAAAATATCTTTTCGTTTTCGTAGTCCTTTTTGAGTTTTGCCCACGCATTCGCAGCATCCTGTATTTGATTTAACTTATACCCATAAGGAACACCCATTTCGGTCAAAAGCTCACAATTGTGAATCACTGGAATACCGAGATATAATGCGTCTAGTAAAAATGCTTTAATGGGGCGAAATCGCTGATGGGAAATAAGGAACGATTTTTCTTGACGTAAATCTGGTAATCGCACTCGTGGGACAATAGAACCGCTAATATCTGGTAAAAGTAGATTTTTCGCAATATTTGTCTTGAAAAATTCGTTGCTGCCGAGCTGCTCGCCATTGTGGACATTAAAACGTACTGGATCACCACGTACGCGAATTTGGGTCAAAATATTAAGTGGAATATTTGCGTGGCTTGTATTACTAAAATTACTCTCTACAATACGTGCGCACCACGAAACAGAAGGATTGACCTCCTTAGGAATCATTTGTTCAACCCGTTTAGCAGATTCCTTCCATTCAGGTATCTTATTCTCATCGCAAAAAATAGTCAATGCTTCCTGATTCCATAGGAAAGGAACTTGGATTACCTGAACTCCTGACAAAAATTCTAAGTATCGTACGTCCTGTTGCGAGTAAAAATCGTATGTAGTAATGGCGGTGAGATTCTTGAAAGACCTCTGGGTCAAATTCCACTGATAGACCGACGATTCAATATCGTGAAAAATGGGTGGCTGATGGACCCAAAGAATTCGGTGGTCGGCCACTTTAGGGCGCAATTCGTCTGGGAACGACCAAACCACTTCAAAAACTACATCATATCTGTTAGGTGATTCTGGTTCCCATGGCACTCTTGGAGGCAGGTTTTCTTTGAGTCCTAACACGTACATAAACCAGTCCTGTTCGCCAGCGGGGTACAACAGCGTTACATCATGGCCTGACGTGTGTAAGGCTTTTGCGAGGGAACATGCGACCTGTGGAATACCTCCACTAAAATAACTATTAAGAAATCTTACAGTTACGCCAATCTTCATGATGGTCTATAAGATGTCTTATGGGTGGTTTTTAAACTGCCTACGATTACGCTTTCTTGAATAAAAGATCGCGCCAGGCCTCTATGTTCGCCGGATTATTGATAGAAAAATTCCAAGTGAGTTGCTTTACTTGCGCTGCGTAGGCAACTTTATTACTATCATGATACTTGATGATACGGTTGATTTGCTCGGCACCGCCATCAAAATCGTTTGCTTCATAATAGTATCCATATTCCTTGAAACGTTTGATGTTATGGACGACCGGAAAACCCATAGAAATAAACTCTAAGAAACTATAATTATATTCGTTATTCACCTGGTGCATAATAATAATGGCAGATGGAAATGCTCTCACTAGATTTACAATATGGGCGCGTGGAGTAAGTTGTAGCTTATTATCCTTGTGAATGCTGAGATTAGGAAGTACAGAGGTCTTGTAATATGGGTTATTTTTGAGTCGCTCACCATTGATTGCTATAACCTGACCTACCCGTTTTGGATGAAGACGATAATACGCCTCCGCAATGGTAATAGGAATCACCGAGTTCTTTTGGAAACTGATGTTTGGTTCCATAATGACAAAAACACGCTCCGATTCCAAAGATAATCCCTTATCGTCATATATTTGCCCCATATCTTCAATAAACATAGGGTCCCAAACATACGGCGCTATCCTGGTTTTCCCACAAAGTGCGTTGATAGAACCGGCGTATTCAGCGTGGAAATCATAATGAGGACTTACCCAAATCTCGTCCAATTCACCTGCTACGTGATGGCTGAAATTAACACCTTTCATAAACGTCATCGTTTCAATATCAATATTCAAAATGTTTCCAAGGTAGAGTTTGCTCACCTTAGCGCCCATGGACCGGAAAAATCGGCGAATGCCTGGGTCGCACGACATATCCACCTCAAGGTACGAAGCGACTGGAAAAGGGTTGGCGGCATACTCCTTAAAATCCATCATACGAAACTTTTCATGAACTTTCGCATCTTTATGATTCTGGTTATTATCTACCATCAACCACGGTTTGAGTCCCATCACTTCCAACATACGATAGATTATATAAATGTTTTGAAATAGACCATTCGCCCAAATATGATCATCAGGAATGCGAATCGTCGTAAGAATGACGTTAAGTTTGTCGTCCGTTGCTTTCATTTCGGCCATCTTGGGCGGAGTCACGGGCTGAACGGTCAAACCGTAACCGGTGCTGATATTTGGAAAACTCATCATTAGTCGTTCATTTGTTTATGTTTTTAAGCCAGTGACGCAGTCAAGTCTATTGGCAACGTCCCTTCTCGGCAATCTCAGCTCCGTTACACATACAGGTCTGTGCCTCGCACATTTCGCCGTTTTTTATTGGCTTAGGAAATACATACTGTTCCTGAAAGCCTTCGTACTGTTTGGTAAAATGATAAACGGCCTTGTGAGTAATGGCGTAAATTACGGCAAAAATAACACCGTGTGTGACCGCAACAATAATAGGTTTTCCCTTTGGTGGTATGGTCAAAAAGATGCCGGGTGTTAAAGCGACGAAAAGAAGGGCGGTGAATATTGTCATTAATGGGTGAAACATCTCTATAAAGTGTGGGTTTAAAATCGCTCACTATAAATTAAGGAGATTCATAATGACATCTCGCTCCGGTGGTCTAATTGAACTGGTTGCCAGAGGCAAAAAGGACATCTTTTTTACCGCAAACCCAAAGGTCTCTTTTTTTCATAGTGTTTACATGCGTTCCGTGCCATTTACAAAAGAGATATACATAGCACAACCACGAAATCAACCAGATTGGGGTCGTTGGGTAGATTTTGATATAGAACATCGTGGTGATATGGCTAAATACTTCTTTCTCCATATTCAATTGCCTACTTGGTTGCCACCCGCTGCTGTAGCGGCCAATCCAACAGGAATAGTAACAGACCCCAGTGGCGTCACATTCGGTTATACGAACAATATTGGATTCCAAATCATTGATAAGATACAGGTGTTTCAGGACCAAGTTATTATTCACGAAAACTACGGTGAATATCTATCGTGGCGTAATCGCCAAACCGCTGAAACGGGACCAGTATTCTTGATGAACGATGAAGTCGGCTCACGCTTGGAAACACCACTGGCCATCGGCCGTTCCGCTACGGTCGGCGAACTACGTGTCCCTATACCCATTCTTGGCAGCGAGGAATTGTTTGAACCAGGAATACC